GAATAATTAATATAAAAAATATTAAATTCTTTGGTTATGATACTATAGAATTTCTACATGATCAATATCCAAATTTTCCTACACAATGTGAAGAATACAAAGACAAATTGCGCGCAGCAAACAAAAGAAATTCTCACATATATAAAACAGAAGAGTATAGAGCAAAACAATCAAAAAACGTTAGCGCATATTTCTCTAAACAAGAAAATAGAGATGCACATTCTAAAAAGATGAAAATGGCAGTAATAAATAATCCAGATTCATATTCAAAAAACAATGTTTCCGGTAGAGCAAAATTATACGAATATAATGGAATGACATTTAAGGGAACTTGGGAATTAATCTTTGCAAAATGGCTAGATGAAAATTGTATAAATTTTATACAACCAGAGCCAGTATCATATTTAGATGGCACAGGTAGAGAAAGATTATATTTTCCTGATTTCTATCTAACAGATTATGAATTATATAATGAAGTTAAAGGATATGAAAGAGAATTAGATAGAATTAAATGGAACTCTCTTGATAAAATTAGAGTTATAAGAAGTAAAGATATTTCTATGATCAAAAAGGGAACCTTTACTATATCAGATCTTTTATCATATTAATTATAGACTGGTGCGCCGGGAGGGACTTGAACCCCCAACCGTTCGGTAATCTGCCGATCATGAGGTATAAGCTCACCGCTCTACCATTGAGCTACCGGCGCACTAATTGTTTATATCTTCACTTTAAAGCTTCCGGAGTAAACTAAAATATCACATACTCAGTGGGAATGTAGTCACAATCACATGGGGTTCAATATACTGTGGCGTCACCTTATCCTTACCGGGAACCTTACAGAGTACCCATGTGCCATCAGCACTAGCAGGACTATAAAGACCATTTGGATCGGCTTGGGGCAATGTCACATTGCCATGATCAGGAGTCTCGTCCATTCGTGCAACTCGCTGAGGATTGGTATACTGAGTAGCATATGGCAGACCATATCCAATGCTATCACAGACCTTATGAGTATGACCATTGAGATCAACAATGTAAGTATATGTCACCAGATCTGGACGGTCACGAAGTTCGAGAATGTCCTTCATAAACCGCTTCTCTTGGAAGTTTGTAATTGCAGGAACACCAATCATTTCAACTCCCTGCTTGGTAAGTTCCTCCTGCTTTTGGTTCTGGATCTGGTCACCAGTTTGTGCAGTCCCATCACACCCAGCAAGAGCCAGAGTAGCGACAGTGAGTAGCATAATATTCTTAATCATAATATAGTTTCCTTTCACTTAATTGATTCATAGAAAGTACGAAGATCGGCAGGCATCTTATTCTCTGGGTAAACTTCAAACCTCTGTCGGATAATTGGGCGAAGTGCTTCCTTACCCGCTTCATCAGAAGTCACATACTGTCGCTGGAGTTCCGACAAGTCTCGTACCATACCTTGGTTGTACTGCTCAGACTGCTCAAAAACTTTCTCATCAACTGCCCGATACTTTGGCGCAAAGAATTCATAAGACTTATAACCACCGTATGATAGACCAAATACCAGTGCTAAAGCCAGAACAATTCCGCCTACTGTAACAAAAACTTCCTTCATAGTAATCCTTTCAAAGTTCTAGATGTTCCCAATCAATATCATCAAGTCCCTTAGAGACACGATACAAATTGTATGCCAAGAGTGCAGCAGTTCCGGTAATACCAAATACTGCAAAAATTGCTGCGCGTTTGCCCCACTTAATGCTCTCTTGTTTCAGAGTTTCTTTATTCATATTAAACTCCACGAAATGGTGGACCCGGCAGAATTCGAATCTGCAACCCCAAAATTAGAAGTTTTGTGCTCTATCCAGTTGAGCTACGAGTCCTTAAACCTATTAAATTCGATTATTCAGACGATGCAAAAGATTCACAGTTTGCTTCTCATCCAATTCTGTAACATCTCCACTATGACCAATATAGAACATAAGAGCCTTCTTAATCAACGCAATATCATTAGGAGCAAAGATACCACCTTTAACCATCCTAGGTGTAGAACTCTTTCCGGCATCAGTCATACCTTCTTCAATATCAAACGTACTCATCATTTACTCTCCATAGTAGCTAAAAAACTATTTGCCGAATCAAACCAATCTAAAACTTCTGGTTCCAGTATAACACCTTCTCGATAATCATGCAATACCTCACAGTATTTTCGTTCGATGATAGTTCGATTTTCATTCTTTAAATCTGGAAACTTGAAGACTAGAACTTCAGTCATGTCGTATCTCCTAAAAATCATTTCCTATCAAAATGATGAAACCCATCATGTTCTCCAGAATAATTCCAACCAGAATCATTCATCGACTTATGAAAATGTTTGTTATTAACCATTGTTTTATATAGACTTCCTAGTTTATCACCAGCACTTCTAAATTTAATGTTTTTGATATTCTTTTCTTTTGCTATGTGATCAATAACATGCATTGATTTTCCAAAGGCCCCAATCGGATTTGATCTGGTATATCGTTGTTGATCATTGTAATCAAAAATATTATTAGATGGCTTATCGTGAGTTCCTAGAATTGCTTCTCCTGATTGTAACACACCAACAGCATGATGTCCAGTAGTATTATTAGATACATGATGAAAAAATGCATGATGTATCGGACCCTGATCTGTCATTCTAGTTGATATCTTATTATCATCTGCTTCAATATTAGAACCAAATTTAGTGGGAGTATTCGTTATGGCTTCTGATAGACAAAAATCATGAAACGATATGAGTTCACCATTAAAAACTTCAAAACAACTCATATCATTTCTCCATTAAAATATGGCCAGCAGTTTATAGACGTACTAAGGACTTAAGGCTCTCCATCCTCGTACCGCCCGAGGCAAATAGCGGTGTAACAGACCGCCGCGTTCGCTTGCTCGCCCATGGAGAATAACTCTTTATGTGCATAGTATATCACAATACAAACTAAAGTCAACCATAAAATTCAAGATATATAAATAAAGCGTGACTCGCGAGGAACCAACTCCAGTCACTCTAACGCTAAAAAGGAGCATCAGCAATGACTATTTATATCTGCAAGTATTGCAAAAAAGTTTGCAAAAATCCAAACTCATTAAGAAATCACGAAAGATTATGTAAACTGAATCCTAATAGACAGTTTACCCCCTTCAGCGACCCAGAATTTCAAAAACTCATACCCAGAGGCCAAAATCAATACACCAAAGCCAAAGAACTTGGTATAGAATACGAAATTAAACAATCCACGAGAGATAAACTTTCTCTATCTATAAAAAATCGTACGGATGAGTTTAACAAAGCGGTTGGTCGAAAAATATCAAAGGCCATCAATACAAAGGTAAAAGAAGGCACTTGGCACACTTCATTAGCTAAAAATATGCATATAGATTATAATGGTGTGGATTTACATGGTTCTTGGGAATTGGCATATGCAAAACATCTAGATACAAATAATATAGATTGGAAAAGGAACACTGAACATTTTCCGTACTTTTTTGAAGGAAAGTGGAGAAGTTATACGCCAGACTTTTATTTGATAGAAACTTTCGAATACATCGAAATAAAAGGATATAAAACACAGAAAGACGTAGCAAAGTGGACTCAATTTCCAAAAGATAAAAAATTAATAACTATTATGAAAGACGACATGAAAAAGATGTCTTTAATATAAATGTCAACTACTATAATCACCTTTTATATATTTATTTGCTCTATCAATCACCCACTGATCAAATGGCAAATGCATACCAGTTGAACCGGACCAATCTCGAAAAGCATCATCATAGAAACCAATATCAGATTTTTGTTTCTGAAGTTCTACTAATTCATCTGCCCATTGTTGCCATTTATCATCACTGATTATAGTATCATCTATAACATAATATAGATATGAATGCAACAACATTTGTATTCTTCGTTGACGAATTTTTTCAGACACTATCTGAACAGAATTTACCTTTGGGTCATCGTCATCATCGAAGAATGCATCAAGCATTAATTTCGCCAATCTGTATTTTTAAACTCATTCCAATCTTTTTCTGCTCGATCCCGACACATCTCATAAATTTCATCTTCTTCATCTTGAGTAAGTTCAAAATCAGCATCATCACAATATACACCGATCAATTCAACTTCACCGCCTTCAGCAGGCTGATAATATGTCTCTGGAACAATTGCATTACAAGCATATTCAACTTCAACCAGAAACACTTCTTCATCTCGAATGATTTCTGTATCAAATGTAAACGTTGCCATAAAATCTCCTATTGGTTTCGATGGAGACAATATAAGATGATTCGCAGATGATGTCAATATATATTTTTGAGTGCCTCGCGTAAATCTAATGCTTCATCTGGCTTGCACCAATTTGTATAAATTTTTGATCTAATATTTCCATTAATCCATTGATCTGGATTTTCTAAAGCACCAACCAAATATAACGCCAATTCTTCCGTATACACCAAAGATCCTTTAGAAGTCACAAAGGTTAAAATTTCTCTGGCGAAATCATCAGTTCCATGTTCTTTAACAAATTCAATAATAACCGGAGAAGATGAATAATAAGTCATCCAATCAGAAGATACCATTGTTTTCTTCTTTTTTTTATTCACGGTTGTATATTTTGGCTTCTGCAAAAGTTTACGCCCGATATATTTTTTTCCTGTAGATTTTTGAACAAGAAGATATATGAAACCTATATACTTTTTGTCCTTAGGCAAATCATCTTCAGAGTTTATCGGTTCACCCCTGTAATACCAAGTCACTCTTCTTCGTCCAAATCCTCATCAAAAATATCCAGAGGAGAAGAACAAAATGGACAATATTCTGGTCCATTATGATTTGATGATAGAACGCTGAACTCTTCTTCGCAGTCTTGGCAAATTATCCAGTCTGATCTGGTTGGCATATTTTTACTCCACATTTTTCTAGAAAGTCAATACCACTGGTATCGCGATATTTATCTTTGTAGAAAACAGTAGAGATTCCTGCTTGATGTATAGCCTTGGCACAATCAATACAAGGAGAAAGTGTGATGAACATCGTGGCGTCAGATGAGGATTCGGTAGATTGACACAACTTCATCAAAGCATTCATCTCAGAGTGCAATACTTCTGGTTTGGTCAGACCATGTTCATCTTCACAACAGTTATCAAATCCCTTTGGAGTTCCGTTGTATCCAAAAGATAGAATGCGACCATCTTTGACGATCACACAACCAACTTGTTTCCTTTTGGCATAGGAAAGAGTGGCTGTTTCTTCAGCCACTCTCATGAAATAATCGATGAACTTTTTTTTCAAGGACGACCTTGCCCCCGATAAGGTTTGAAGCTCCTCTTTTTGTTCTTATTCATAGATGCCATCTTCGGATTACGAATGCTCTGTGAAGTCTTCTTAGTAGTAGTAATTGCATTCTTTAGTGCCATAATAAAATCTCCTTAAAGTTTAAATCCAGTAAAAGTGTTTTCAGTGACATCTTGATTTACACCGCCAATAACATAGGAAACTAGCTCCGATTCTTGTGGTGCGATTTGGACTTCAGATCCGGCAATCCATTTAGTAGTCCATGGCAATGGATTTGGACCCGGCTTACCATTTAATCCAATAGTTCCCATACGCTTTGCTGCAATATGATCAATATATTCGCAGAGTAGTTGCTCATTTAGACCGATCATCGATCCATCCTTGAAAAGGTAATGTGCCCACGCCTTTTCTTGTTCGACCACCTCATAAAACATCTTGATGCATTCATCCCTTGTCTCTTCCTGTATCTTAGCAAAGTCTGCATCTTCTTTTGGAAGAATCTTCAGGAGGTTTTGAGTCGCGGCAAGATGCAAATTTTCGTCCGTTTTGTTCTAGAAAATTCGTTATTCTTTCTACTGTTATTAACAGCTTTATGTTTCCATAAAGACCAGACTATATCATATCCCATAATTCATATCCTTAGACTTAGAAGTATGGAACCCCTACGTTTCGTTCATACTTATGAACTACTCTACTAAGTTCTATATTAAAAGTTTCCCAATAATATATCCGTTCGATAGTCGTTAGCGTCGTGTGTCGTATATTTTCCAAGCAATTTTCCAAGATTTTCTTAAATTAATCTGCACTATTGTATTTGATTTCATTGCATATTCGGTAGCGATGTCTTTTAGTAGTTTGTTTCCTCTATTGACAATCGCATCTATTATTTCGAGTTGAGATTCTAGATTAATTTTTCCGCACATGCCGTTCGATTTGAAAGCGGGAATTTTAGAGATTGGGTGTTTTTCAAACAGATGCTTCCATCTTTTATTATATCTTATAGCAGATACTTGTCTATTATCAATTCCAGTAATTCTCTCTATTTCAGTATTACCACAACCTTCAACAATCAAATCCATAACACGTATAATTTCATCTTCGGAATATATATTAGCCGAATTCAATGTTCCTTGATTTATTTTAGATAACTTTTCTAAAGTATGATTTGATGTATGAGTTGCCCCTCGTCCCCAACCTATTTTTAAATTGGTAAGAGTTCCGCCATCCTCTACTCTTTTATACTTCATAATAAGTTCATATTCAATATCAAAAGCATCAGATTCCGTCAAACAATCTTTTACTATATTAATTGTTGCTTTGTGACCATCGCGTTCTATAGATTTACATTTTCTAGTAAAAAATTCATTTCTATGTTTTTCGTAAGTATTATAGGCTCGCTTACCTTTACCTTTGCCAACATAAAACACTTCATCATTTCTTGGATCAACATATTCATATACGTAATATACACTTTTCATAGTTCGCTCCTATTTCGCACACTATTTATAAAATGTATATTCTCTACACGGCGTCGGGATTGTCTTCTTCAAGATGTCCCCCGATTTATAGGGTTTTCAACATCATATTACTATGATGTGCCGCCAAATTAACGGGCAATTAGTTTGATAATCTTTGCGTTGCCTTCCATTTTTTTGAGTTCGGCAAAGTTCCATGAACACGCAAAACTACAGTAAAAGCGAACCCCTTCCAATGCATTAACTGCATTCAGAGTTAGCCACAATCTCTTTTTGTGCTCATATTTTGATAATTTTGTTTTCATCATTACTCCTTTTCTTCTTGGTTAATCTCAATTTCTGCATCATAACCATGTGCATTCACTAAATTTGTATATTCGATCAAATCATCATAATACTTGCTGATGCTACCAGCACAATCTACGATTTCTGGGATGTCAAGCATCTCATCAAAGATCTTGGAAGGGTCAGGATAAAGGTTGCGAATGATATGAGTGTAAGAACGGGAATGAATCGTCTCGAAAAATGCCCAAGTCTGGATGAAGGTTTCCAATTCAGGAAGCGAACAAATTGGGAGAAAAGCCAAAGATGGAGCGCGACCCTGTACCGAATCCAATAGAATCTGGCGCTTGAGATTACTGGTGAAAATGTGCTTTTCATGATCTGTTAGCCCTTTAAAATCTTTACTATCACGAGACAAGTCAATTTCTTCCGGACGCCAGTAGAAACCAAGATGTTGATCAATTAGCTTCTCAAAAATTGGATATCGTTGCTTTTCGTATCGTGCAATATTAACTGGCTCTCCAAAAAAACAAGTTTCCTTTGTAGCATCAATTTTATTAATATCAAAAACGCTCATTCTTTATTAATCCATTCAATTTGATTTAGTGGAACTGTTCTATTTTCAATTATACCAAAAGAATCTTTAAGTGTCAAGTCAATTGCTGTGCTATTTTCTCTAGTCTTATATTCAACAACAAACCAGAGTTTTCCAGCATCATCCCAATTATCACAATTAATTCTTATATAACCCTCCATAATTATTTCCTAAAAATATAAAGGATATGTCCACAATCCCATGTCCTAACATAACCAGAATCGATCATATTTTCATATTCCGTCTTGTTTGCATCAAAATTATGAATGATGTTTTTCAACCTATGCTTCATTGTCTGATATCTAGATAGAGTTCGATTGCCCCTATGATAACAATAAGACTGTGGGGTAATACTCAATTCATCAAATCCACATAAAGTATATATGTTCTTTTTACGAGAAGTATATCGCCTATCAGCAAATGAATAAATGTTTTGGCATGACATTTTAGATATACATTTCTGTAGCGCACCAACAAGTTTAACATTTGTGCAATATCGGATCAATTCCAATCCATCTCTAAATTTTCCAAACGTTGCAACTCCAACCAAAACTCCATTATTATAAAAACCATATCGAATAGATCCAATTCGTTTTGAATCTTGGATATGATTATTATTAAGAAATTGTCTGGCAACACTATTAGAAATTTGATGTAATTCTAAATATTTAGCATAAATTACATCATTTTCCTTGCACAACATCGAACGAATTTTATTTAGAACTTTATCTTTATTTTCTAAATATACGTTTTCTTGTATAGTGACAAGATGTATACCCAAATTCTCGCATTTATTAAGTTTGTCTATTACATGTTCTTTTGGCCGCAAACTATCACAATGCCAATATGTTCCATTATATTCTATAGCAAGATTCATAGATGGAATATAAATATCCAATTCTCCATCTATAACGTTTCTGGTATTATTTTCAAAATCAAACCCCAATGATTTCACAAAATCCCCAATCTCAATTTCTCCCTTAGAACGAAAGGTTGGTTTCCATCTTTTGTTTTGCGGAAGATTTGGGTCTAATTCTAAATTATGTAAAATTTTATTAAAATGAGATTGACTATACCCAATCTCATCACACAGTTTATACGATGGCATACCAGAAGAATAATTATCTACAATATATTCTGCTTGCTCTCTCCAACCTTTATAGTTTGCGTTTATATTATTTTTCTTGAAAGATTCTGATTGAGTAAAATGTTCTACTCCATATCTTTCTAAACAGGTTGCCTTAGTTTTGTCATTATACTCTTCAGTTTTATTATAATGATCAACTCCATATCTTTCTAAACAAGTATATTTGGCTCTATCTCTTATAATTGGCGATTTAAATGCATTATCCACTCCATATATTTCTAGACAAGTGGATTTAACCTCATCTTTAAATTGTTCACTACTAAAGTTTTTCACATATCCATATCGTTCAACCATAGTAGTTTCTCTTTTACGATTTAATTCATCCTTTTTGTCTATCCACATACATCCAGAACAGGTTTCTGGATAACGTCTTTTTGATATAGAATATGATAAGGGTTTTTCACAATATTTACAGTTTGGGTGCTCTGTCGCTCCAATTTCAAATAAATGTAATCGTTCATTCAGTGAATAATCTCCAAAATTGATCTTGGAATGAATATAATCGAATAGCCAATTATATTCATTCCATTGTGTTATATCATTAGCAGACTTTCTAATTCTACCCTTTTCATTACTAATGATTGACCGCAGAATTTTAACCATCATTACAGTATCAAAATCAACAATATTGGTTTCATTTAGAGGATATAAAGGAGAAAAATCAAATCTCATATTTTACACGAATCGCAATCATTTTCGTCAATTCCATCAGAACTTAATTGTACATCAAGATTGATTTCTCCAGCACCATCATTGGTATTGAGATAATATCCGCATTTTCCACCAAAACGATAATGCATTAACATATCACCCAATAGAACCGACATGGGAATCTTATTATCTGGATAGTGGGCTGGATTATAAGAGAAATTAACCGAAATTGCCTGATCAATAAACTTCTGAAGCACAGCACAAATCTTTAGATAACCCTCTGGTGACTTTTGATCCCATAGAAGTTCATACTTGTTCTTATACTTAGCAATACCGGGAACGACCTGCTTCAGAGTTCCGTCCTTTGATTGTTTTACTGACACCAATGCTCTTGGTGGTTCAATGCCATTCGTCGAGTTGGAAATCTGAGCGGACGTTTCAGCAGGCATTAGAGCCATCAGAGTTGAATTGCGAATACCATAAAGAAAAGCATCCCCACGAAGAGTATCCCAATCCATTTTATAATCTGGATTTGGTATAAGTTCGTCAACTTCTCTCTTATATGTATCAATAGGCATTACGCCCTCGCCATATCTAGTTTCGGTATGTTTAGGACAAGGACCGACACCAGATTCCTTTGCTAAATCTACAGAAGCCTTGATAAGGTAATAAGACCATGCCTCAGCATATTCGTGAACCAATTCAAGATTCGGATCGGAATAGTTACTGCCATTGCGAGCAAGCCAATAAGCCAAGTTGATAATACCGACACCCAGAGGGCGACGATTAAGAGTAGATATACGAGCGGCGTTGACAGGGTAAGACTGATAATCAAGAAGCGCATCCAAAGCTCTGACTGCAAGTGTGCAGGGTTTCTCGAAGTCGCTTGGCTTCTTGATCTTGCCCCAGTTGATGGCTGCAAGTGTGCAGAGGCTGATTTCTCCGGATTCATCATTAATATCCTTCAGAGGAGTTGTTGGAAGTGTGATTTCGCAGTTGTGTACTAGAATACCATTAGCAAAGAAGTTTGAGTTCTTTTCGACTTCAATATCATACACATCTTCTGTTTGATCTAGATATTCAATACGCAACATGTTTTCTTCTACCTTCTACTATAACAACTTTGGTGTTTTTATTAGGACCAGATTTTCCTAGATTTGCTTGACGCAACTTTTCTTTGTGTTCTTCCGTTCTGGTCATCGGATCATATTTCATTCCTGTTTTATCTTCTATGAGTTTTACCATATTTTCATATTTACCATCAAATCTAAATGGTCTGAATGATTTGGGAAATCTAATATTTCTTTTTTTACATTCTTCAACTAAAACTCTGTGACTAACTATTTTGCCCAAATCAGAGAATACTTGTATTGCAATATGTATCAGATCATCATTGGTATATTTCGTACTATTGCTGTTTAAGGTTCCTGTATTTCTTTCTTTTAACTTACCCACCCAACCATCATATTTTTCATCAGGAACAATCCATCCACCGCAATCACCCGGTTTAGCATTATATCCAAACCTCTTGTCCATTAAGAATAGATCCTTTATATAATGTTCCTCCATTTTCTTGCATTCGTTGATATCATCACATTCAAATAGTGTCTCTACATTCCAATCATCCACCCCATATTTGCGAATAGCAGAATGAAATCTAAACTTACTACCCTGTCTAACAGAAGATTGATGAGATTTCCATCTTTGATCTAAAGTTCTAACAGTGTATCCGACATAACTTTTGCCATTTGTTTTATTTGTTATTTTATATACAATAGCCATAAACTGTTTCCTAGTAGTTGAAGTTATTTCATGACTATTTATATATTTTACTTTTTAGAGATTACTCTATCAACAACTGATCTGTTTCTAGCAAATCTTTAGCCTCAACATATCCTCTATTTTTCGTATATACTCGGTGATCAGGAGTACAAACAATAGAGTTTCCTGTTTCTGTGTCTGTAATACGCATCACCTTTGCATCTTCTCTAGTTTTCAATGAAGCGTTGATATTCATGAACTCATTTTTGCCAGTCTTGACATTTCTACTATAAACTTTATCTCCAACCAGAGCATTCTTTAGCATAATGTCTTCTATGGAACCATCAGAATGCTCAACTGTAATCCAAGTTTCGCCACTAAGACAACAAAGATTGCTCATCTTGATAGGAGCCAAATCCTTGATAAAAGAACCATGATCGTTTGCATGATCAACATTCATAAAATAAATGCGACCAGTATCCTTTCGTTCTTGCATGAACTTGGAAAACAATTCAATAGCAGGAACAACCTTCTTGCGAATCTTCTTGTCCTTTTCATACTTTTCATAAAGAGTTCTGAACTTATCTACATCAACGAAAAATGCATCATAAAGATCAGGAACATCATGTGGAGAAAACAAAGTAATATTTCCGCCTTCCAAAAGACGTTCATACATCACTTTGTTGAACTGAACAGAATAATCCAGATGACGAATACGATTATCTTCAGTTCCCTTGTTGTTCTTTAGGACAAGAAGATCCTCCACTTCGTAATGCCAAAGAGGGTAATAGAGTGTCGCTGCTCCACCTCGGACACCACCTTGGCTACAAGATTTAACAGCAGACTGAAAATGCTTCCAAAAAGGAACAACACCAGTGCTGACAGTAGCACCATTGCGTATAGGAGATCCAGCAGCCCTAATACGACCGCCACCAATACCAATCCCAGCTTTGTTTGAAACATATTCTACGATAGCCGCTGCTGTTACACTGATTGATTTTCTAGAGTCATCAGATTCAATAAGAACACATGAAGAGAACTGGCGGTCAGGGGTCCGGACGCCAGCCATGATTGGAGTAGGAAGACTGATATCAAAAGTGCTGATTGCATCGTATAGTTCCTTTACCCACTTGAGTCGATCTTTGGTGTAGTTCTGAAAGAGAGTCATGGCAATCAACATGAAAGCCATCTGAGGAGTTTCATAGAACTGACCGGTTACGCGATTCTTGATTAGATACTTGCCTCGGAATTGTTCCATCGCAGCATATGTGAGAAGATTGTCTCGGTCATGATCAATATACTGACCGAGTTCTAACCATTCTTCTGCTGAGTAAGCATGTTTAATCTCCGAGTCATAATAACCCCGGTTCATTACTACTTGGTAATGATAGTTCAGAGGTTCTGGGTTATATTTACCATAGACTTCCTTACGAAGATGATAGTTAATCAATCGGCCAGCAACATATTGATAATTAGGAGATTCTTCTGAGATTAGATCTGCAGCAGCCTTGATCAGAGTTTCCTGAATGGCAGAAGTAGTAATTCCTGTATAAAACTGCAAATGGCTATTATGCTCAAGATCAGAGATTGATACTCCACTTAGTCCCTCACATGCCCATCCCACAACCTTATGAATCTTCTCAATATTCAAAGATTCCTTAGTGCCGTCTCTTTTAGTAACCTGAACCATTCATATTCCTCATTATTGAAAGCATATTCTATATATATTAATTTATTATTGCCAGTGCCTAATTACACCACAGATAATGACAAGATTCGTAATGATGGACTGAACAATCAGAATAGTGCGAACAATTCCAACTTGATCCGATTCACGATCACAGTCGCTGGCTTTCTCGCCAAGTGCTTTAAACCAGATTCTCTTAAATCTATTCATCTTTAGACTCTACTTCAATCGCATCAAAATTATATTTATGGGTTACATCTACAAACTCAGATAATACCACAGAACCATCATCATGAAGTTGCCATTCTAGTAAAGTTTCTTCATCCCAACCCATCTGATTCAGAAGTTCTGGTGGAAACTCTAGATAGCATTCTCCATTTATATCTTCTTTTACAATCGAAGTAAAGACTTTTTTGTCAGTCATCTTTGTTTTCCTTACAATTAGGTATACCAAAAAGCAACAAGCAGAAACCACCAAGCATTATCTGTGTGCCAGAATAGAGCAGTAGAAGCAGTAAGCAATGCAATATTCTGAATAGCAGCCATGGTCCAAATGATAGACTTCTCAGACATTTTTCATCCTATCTTCTTTTATCAATCTGCCAATTTCTTTTTGCAGCAGAGTGTATATGCCATTCTTCCCGGTAAGTGCATCTTGAATCCGATCTAGTTCAGCAACAGTTTCTGCTTCTACCATAAGACGATCAGCAACTTCTTTTAGAACGCCAAGAAACGTCTGTAAAAGTTCAACTGCTTCTTTGTCAGTCATATCAAATCCGATCTTAGATATACAAGTTCTCTTTCCAAACTAGAAGTATCATCATGCAACTGTATAACTTCCGCCTGCAACTCTTTGATTAGTTTCAACAGATAGGGGGCGCAAGTGTGGGAATGAACAGAACCATCAGGAATCTCTTCATGGCAGACGCTGCATGTTACTTTGACTGTTGATGCTATTGTTGCTTGATAAACTACTTCTTTGTTTGATCTAGTAAGAAAGAACTCATCGTGCCAGTTACCCCCACCACAATGTCCATTTTGAACTACAGGAGATGTGGCTCCACACTTTGAACATCTTTCAAGATTACTCATCTTTCATTGCCTCCACAATATCAGGAAACTGTTCCGTAATGATTTCCCAGCACTGTTCTGCAACAATACGATGTTCCCTCTGTGTTTCTGGGGCCATCCTAAGTATGCAATAGTGGATCCAACTCCGAAGTGAACCCTTCATAATGAGAACAGATTCAGTTAGACCCTCAGGGAGAACTGATCTTGCCTGTTCCTTCGCAATGCCATGATCGATTGCCCACCTATATGATTTCAATGCTTCGTTTTTGACAATATTTTGAGCATCAGCCCATAATGCTTCTAAATGATCATCACTAACCTCAACACTATTCTGACGATTCTTCGGGTCCTGCAACCGTGCTTCACGAGTAACAAAGTTTAAATCCTTGGTAGGATCGGCATAGCGTTGGCTGTATTCCTGAAATACAAAAGAACGATGCCGCAACATCTGTCGAGCAATATCTCTAGTTGTGCGAACTTCTAGTGACACATCGACCATTTCAAGTGGACTAAAGTGCTTATGAGTGATCAGATATTTTAGCAGCTTGGGGGCTGATTGATGGTTCTGCTGATTGCCGGGATTACTAATCCTAGCACACCATGCAATTAGTTCCTGAGCACTTACACAGCCGGTATAATCATAATCAGGCTGTGTGATACTTACCAAATTTACTTCAGACATTAAAATTCCACTCCTAGTTCATCTTGATGTGTTGTGAGTCCATACTGCTCGTGATTTATATAGTGATTGCACCTAGTGTAGCGTTCTGGATCATAAACCTTCCACCAGAACCAACTCCAAAACCATTTATACTTGAATCTTTCCCATCGTGTAGTATTCCTCACATAATCACACCTAGACGGTTTGGTGTAAGATTCTCCGATAACATTATTTGCAAATCCGTCAGAATTATTCATTTTCGTCTCCATCCCAATCGTAGTTCTCTTCCTAAATCTCCAACTTTCTGCCAAGCACCAAACCTAAGTTTAGCCATGGGACCTCTATATGTATTAGCGTCAATAATCGCCTTTGGATTCATATTATTATTAACCATATCATTAATGTCCTTGTGTGTCAAGTCATTTGGCCATATGCACACAGAATAATCATCCTCAATCGCTTTTCTAATCTTATTGACAATCTGAACATTCCTAGATTCATTATCAAAACAAATAACTGTATTATTTTTATCCAGAAAATCAAATATTACATCAGAACCGGCCATAGCCAGACAATTTGGAATAAAAAGAGAATCCAAAGGACCTTCCACTAAATATGTTTTCTGATCTCTTTTCCATTGATCCAGACCATATATTTTAGTCATATCGGAATCAATCATAATGGTTATATATCGTAGTTCATTATTAGGATCAAATGTTCTTCCCTGATATCCAAACATATTACCATATTGATCAAAAAACGGTATCAATAATCTAGGTTCATCACCATTCTTCAAATTGAATTTATCGGGAATAATTGAATTTGTCCATGCAAAAAACTTAGGAACATAATAAAGCCTAAAATGTTGGCTAGATGGAATGCCGCGAGATTCAACATATGCCTTAGCTGGATGGCCAACAGGAAGTTGAGAAATCTTCTTTAATCCCTTTAGATAATCATCTCTCTTTGGCTTAAGAATATATTGTTCTGCAACAGGCTTTTCTGTTTCTCTATTCGAAGAATTATTATCTGTGAAACACTCCAGATCATATTCCTTACGGAGTTCTGGATTAAATTCACTTAATAAACTCTTCATGTTCCTAGTGATACCACAGTTGAAACACTTGGCAAGAATACAATCTTTATGTTGATAAAGATGGAATCGTTTCTTGTAAAGATTCTTCTTGGAATCTCCACAGACAGGACATCTACTAAATGCCTTAAAAGGACTACTAGACTTTACTTGATATTGAGGTAACTGAGAACTCAACATAGATAAATACTTCAAATCAATCCAAAACGCCATCAAATATCCTTTACATAAATTATGCAGCGATATTATCAGTATATCATGTCTGAGAAATGTGTCAAGTCATTTAAGAAATTATTTGCTGTTGAGTGTCCAACCAAGCACAGAAGTAATCTGAGAAACGATGAATCCGACGATAGTCGCTGCACCAACAACTATCCACCGCCATTTATCAATATCATTCAGTTTTGTGTCTATCTTATTAAGAATATCATTTTGAGCATTGATTTGCTCATCAAGTTGCTTCTTCAAAGTAAGAAGATCTTCTTTTAATTCTTGTCTAAGATCTTCCATACGGTCGTAAACTCTATTATTGCTTTGGGAGCTTTCTTCACGATGCTTCTCTAAAGAGTCTTGCATCTTCTCAAGACTTGCATAGTTTCGCTTTAAGTCTTGCTCGACCAATGATATTCTAGTTTCTTGAGAAATGGTCATAGTCACCTCTTTTTATTGGGTTTTACTAAATCATTCTCAATATTTTTCACAAGATTATTTTCTTTGGATTGTGTGGCAAATCCAGTTGGATTCTTTTCAGTCTGTGCATTGGCTTTAACCAACTCTTTTTGTTCTGGCTTAGTTTCTTCATGGCATCTCCAGCGACGAAGTGACATTGCTTTACGAGTTGGCCTGCCTTTATCATCTTTCATTGGACCGGGCATACCAGACATTCTTGCACAAAATGATTTGCGGCGCTTTCCAGATTTTGAATCTGGATCTACATGTTTTGCTGTAACTGCAGTATGAACACCAAAATGTTCTGCTCCTTTACGAGTTAACCCTGCACCAGATTCTGTTGAGCGATAATATCCTTTAGAATCTGCACCACGTTCTAAGAGAGTTTCTTCATTAGCAGGAACACAGTTAGGAACTTCTTTTTTGCCCTTCTTCTTCATACCTACCATCTCATATCCCTTCCAGCAGGGATCTGAGTCTTCTTTGGTCATGAAGGATTCTGGTGGAACAGTCTGATTTCCGCCTTTAACTCCAGTCTTCTTTTCAAAGTCTTTGAATCCAACTACCGTTTCAATTTTACGGGGAGAAGTTTCTTCAGTTTTTACTTCTCTAGTTCTAATAGCACGAGCATGTAAAGATGGTGTAGAAGGTCTAGTAGTCTTAACGATTTGTTGCTGTCTTTTCTTTGAAACAGGAACCGTGGTATTGTCATCACCAGTACCAGATACCCCTCTAGTATTAGTAGTAGGAACCGCTGAAGATCCGGGATTTGAAGCAGCAGACGCAGTGGCACCCATTGCACCACCGAAGCCACCCGCACCATCTTCTCCAATAAATTCTCTAAAACTCTTCATATCTTATTCAATGCCTTCTTTATATAATCATCAGCCATTATATCATAACAGTTGATGGTTTTACCATAGAAACCTATTTTTTCAACTTCTTTGGGCAAGTATCCCAAAAATTCTAGAAATGGTTTTAAACAACGATGATGTTCTTCTAATCTAAAGAATAACATTCTTGTTGTTGCTACTACACCAAATACATTGTATAAGATAATAATATGATTTAATATCAAACGATCTTTTAGATCACCAGTCTCTTCATATTTATTAAATAATCTTTTTATATATTTGAACCGCTTTAAGTCTGACATAAACTCTTCAGTATCAAAGCAACCCGGATTGTTATAATGTTTAGCCCCGTATAGAACAAAGTTGGTTTCATCTAATTTATCAAACATTATGACAATCTTATTCTAACAATCCCGTTGCTGTCGTAATAAAGATTATTTATATTAACACTATTACTATTGGCGACTGCATCATTAGCAAAGGGGCCGGACAAACCGACCCCTGCATTTTTATATAGATTATTAGCATATAGAGCATATGTGTTACCATCTGCTCTTTGAAGAACAAAGAGGTCTGAGTTTGCTACAGTCGATGTATTAGACGTAGATATTATATCGCTATATTTCTTCCCAGCCATCTTATATTCTCAATTATACTAAAGTTGAACCACCAGTTGGTGAAGAAGAATTATTACCCATCTTTTGAACACAGGCCAGAATTTCATAACGCTTACGACCAGCATGGCCACCCATTGTACTAATGGTAATTGAACCACCGGTTGATGCAACGAGATTGGCTGTAGTAAATGTTGCGCCAGAACCTGTGCCATTAGCAACGCCATTGGCAGCATATGTTGTTATAACAACCTGATTATTTGCAGTGGTATTTGCAAATGTTCCAGTCTTGCTGAATGTAAATGTCAGAGAGCCTCCAGTTGTGTTTGTTGAAACATTGGCTGTGGCATTAATGATTGAGTTTGAAACAACAACATAGTCTGTGTTTGAATATCCTGTTGCTGTTCCTGTGTAGTTGATGTTTGCAGCATGTTTTTCACGATTGAAGCCAGCAACAACAGATGATGTGTTGGGGAAGCCAGCACCACCATAAACGACGGAAGATGATACAAGATTTCCTGTGGCATTTGTTGTTAATGTTGCAGTGCCATTTGCTGAACCATTTGAAAAAGTAATGGTATCACCATTAGCAAAACCAACACCAGCGGATACGGTTAAACCAGTAACAGGACCAGTTCCAATTGTCTCAAGAACCCATCCGGGGGTTAATCCGGGTGAACTTCCCTTAGATGATTCGATTGTCAGAATTTCATCAGTTGATACGCCATATAAACCAATAGTTAGATTGTTGATGAATGCGCCTTCAGTATTATTAGCATAAAGCTCTGCACCAGCAACTCTGGCATCTACAGTTGCAGAAAAGCCAGTTGCAGTCGAGTTTCCAGATGCAGTACCAAATGTGGTATTGGTAATTGCATACTGAAGATTGGCAGCACCTGCACTGAAAGATCCGGGAAGGAATTTGCTTACGCTCTGAATATATCCAGTTGCATTTGTGAATAGAGCATATGCGGCATTGGCATAAGTTGTGCCGGGAGTGCCGACATTAACTCGTAATACGTCATTATTTGAGTATCCAGCACCGCTTGGAAACACTACTTTTGATGCGGGTCCAACATGTTCATATGCCTGAACATAATTTGGATTCGCCAGAACACCTTTATACTTAGGTGCATTATTGGCTTGATCGACATTTCCCCATAAACTCATTATAGTTCTCCTTAAACTTTGTACTTATCTAGATAGTCCATGAAATTTAGCTTACCCATTTCAACATTCATCCAATCCTGACGTTGTTCAGGTGTAACGATTGAAATGTTTGTGGCTTCTTCATAGAGTGAGCGCTTTCTGAACGATTCTGCCATAACATCAGCAATAGCAGACTCTAGGGCAGGAACACGCTTAGTAATTCCTGTTGTATTATATGCCTCACCAGTCTTACCAGCAACTACATGAGTTGTAGTTCCAGTTGGTTTTGAAGGCGCAGTTGACTTTTCTGAAGTCTTTTTGTATATTTCGCCTTCTTTGCCGGGAACGACATCTGATAGAGATGTATCAAGTTGATCTGCTTCTGTTTCTTCAGTTGCATTTACTCTGGCCTGACCAGATAGCTTTTTTAATCCAGTATCAATGCCTCTAAATCTATTGTGTTTTTTCACAAATGCCCTATCATATTTTTTTGCCCCTTCTGGATCGTTTGCTCCGGGTGCAGTAGCATCAAAATTTGCAACTTCCGTTCCACGCTGTATAGCCATATCTACAGCAGCCTTTTTAACGTGTTTTGCAACAAATTCTTTCGATAATTCATCAATCTGTTCGGCTTCTTCATTAACCTTAGAGACTAACTTTCCACCTTTAACATGGAAATTCTTAGTTGTGTATTCAGCAGTATCTGTGGCATCTTCTCTGCCTTCTCTACCATCACCATGATAAGAAACTGGACCTTCACCCAGATGCTTGCCATCATGATAATGATGGACTGAGTGTTCTTGCCATTCGGGATTATAGCGAACTTCAGCATGATGTCCGTCAGTTCCAACATGCCGAGAAATCAGACGAGTTCCTGCGATTGGGCTGGGAGCCTTGGCTTCAGCGATAGATTCTTCATGAGTCTTTACAGGCTTAACAATTGAAGTTTGCTTTTTATCTTTGACTGGCTTTGCATCAGTTGGTGAATGTGATGTGGTATCATATGTCTCGCCCTTACCAGAATCTTCTTTCATATGCTTGGCACGAATCTTGGCTAGAATTGCACCAGCTACTTTCTTACCACGTTCAGCAGATCCATATTCTTCACCAGCAGACTTAGCAATCTTAGCAAAGTTCTTACCGGGCTTTCCTAGATCCTTACCAGCGGCACCAGCCTTGGCCGAATAGGCAGATTCCTCGAACTTTTCACGAGCTTCTCTAAGGGTCATTTTCTTTTTATCGGACATTCTACTCTCCCTGAGGATTTTATATTTTCTATTCTGTATTTATAATTTTTGAAACTCAGTCGTAATCGTGATGTTCCGCATCGACATGAGTTTCTCCGCGCAATCTAGCAGCCATAACTGCATGATGACCATCATCAATATAATGTTTTCCACCATGAGTAATGACTTTGATATGATCTGGATTTTTATTAGCGATCTTATCTCTCAACTTCTTCTTATCATCTACTCGCATTACCAGATTAGTTGGTTTCAGATCTTTAATTCTAAATCTCTGCCTAGAAATCTTTGGAGTTTTGGTTTTTGCAGCATCTTCGATTTCAGCTTCATGCTCTTCAAAATCCGGAGTTTTGATAGGAATATGCCCATTCTTGCCACGCATTCGACCAATCCTATTCGCAAACTTTTCAGGATCGACTTTAGATTCTTTCAGAAATTCAGCAAAAGATAACATATTACTTACCAATCTTAGCCAGATGCTGTCTTACCTTAGTTGAACTAAGTTCGCCCATGAATTGCTCTGTAATATGCTCTTCGCCCATAGAATCTACATATCCAAAAGTATTCATTGTGCCACGAACACTCTGAGATTTACGATGGAATGGTTGGATTGATTCTTTAACAAGTCTACCATCTTTATCTAAAGGACGACCTTTATGATCAGTTACAGTATGTGTTATTTTTTTGGCATTTTCTGGAGAAAGTTCAATTTTAATTTTGTCTTTTGCTTCATGAATTTCTTCACTCATTTGAGAAAGCATATAATCTGATGCAGTCTGAATATAATCAGTGGCTAAAGTAATCTTAGATTGAACCCATTCAGGAAGATCGGTATCTGGCTTTAGAACGCTCATAAGTTCACCGAGATGATGTTGGATCTGCTTGAGTTGTGATATGGCCATATCGCCTTCATAACCATATTCATGATCTTTATCTTCAGCAACTTTCTTAGCAGTGGATGTGGCAATAGCCATTTTCTTGCCCATAGGCATATTAGGATTTTCCTTTGCCATTGCTTTAGCGATTTCCTCACGCTTTGATTTTTCTGCTGGGGTTAGATGCTTCTCTTCCAGTTCTACTTCTTCACCAAGACTAGGGTGGTCTAAACTAAAATCTTTCCACTTAACAAAGTTTGGATGCTTCTCCATACGATCCTTGGCGTGTTGAAAACTTTTAGCGACTAATGGTCTATGGCCCGGCACATCGAATGCAACTCTATCTGGATTGTATCCTTGAGTTTTAGATTTTGTTTTATATATATGACCTTCTTCGTCTCCATATTGACCCTTGAAAATTGCAGTACCATATCTTTTCACAGATTCATCCAATTCAACTTCTTCTTTAACGTTGATTCTTTTGTTGTTGCGATGATCCCATCTCACACCAGATTTCCACTCGGCTGCAGAAATGCCTTCTGGATGCTTTTCACTTTTCTTTGAACCATACATCTGGGCGTGTGTATACCATCCTTCGTCTTCTTCACCAACAAACTTCTGAGCAGCATCTTTAGCGGCTTCGATGTCACCATGCAGGGTAATCTTTCTACCATCCGAATACTCAACATGATGTGGCAACCAATCACTATTACTAGGATGAACTGTGGCGCTCTTACCTTTACCTCCAAAGGTTGTTGGCTTTAGTTTCTTGGCTTCATCAAGTTCGACTTCTTCTTTAGCTAATTTTTCGCCCGCTTCGCGCTTTCTAATTGCATTTTTAGATCGATCAATTTCGGCCTGACGAAACTTTTGCATCTCTGGAGAATCTTTGCCTTCTTTTTGTTTTTCTGTATCAAATTCAAGAGTCGCCAAATTCACAATTTTGTTAAATTTGGCAGCAGTCTTATATCTATCTTTTAATTCATCAGAAATCTCATCAATCTGATCAATATCTTCCTTATAATAATCAGACATCTTTGGCTCTCTTAGATGATCTTTATGAACCGAAATGTCTTTATATGTATCATCATTCTTTGATCTTACACCACCACCTTGATGGACACTAAGAATTACATGATCTTGTTTATTTGGATCATATCCAGTGACATATCCAGCACCACCTTCGCCTTTATGGTCACCAGTAGTAGTAAGATACTTTCCTTTATGCCTTTCAACATCAGCATATCTACGACGAAATTCTTTTTCATCGAAATGTGCAACTTCATTCAGTGCATCTTTTACTTTCTTGTAGATATTATCCATTTTTATTCCCCGTTTTGCTTGAAGCTCTTAGCATCCATTGATGTTTTTGATGTGAATCTAATCTATCTTGCAAGAAGTTCTCAATGCCCTTATGCATTGGATCTTTACCCGCTTCTGAAATAGCAGATACAATAGACCTCATAACAACTTCATTATCTTTTAATAGGATATTTATCATTTGTTTAAGATCTGGAATGGTTTCTATTGTCTCGATATTTGAAAGCTCCTGAAAGCGTTTATAACTTCCGGGAGCATATTCGTCTAGAGTTCTGATATGTTCAGCAATTCCATCTACCGCCTCAAAAACTTCATCATATATTTCATTGAATAGTTTATGATATTCGTAGAAGTCTGGCCCCTCAACATTCCAATGAAAATAATGGGTCTTCAAATAAAATGTAAAACTGTCCGCCAGAACAACTTTTAAATTATCACCAAGTTTACTCATCACCAGATTCCTCACTCATTTTATTACGCCATGATTGTGAGGGCTGCTGCAATTTAGTAAGATGTGTTGCGATTGATTTTTTATTTTTTTTCTGAAGTTGTCTTAGTAATCTTTTAATTCTAAGAATTTCTGCTCTACCGAGAGAAACTAATTCAGTTCC